TTCAGTATTATTTTTATTTATTAATTCATTAACACTAGCTTCCAATTGTCTTTGAAAGTATTCTTGTGTTTCCATTGAATATCTTACATTGTCTATATTTATTTTATCACTCACCTAGTACCTGCCCTTGTTGCCACAAGGTCTATTCCTTGTGCATGAGTAAATGTAGTACCTGATGGCACTTTAACATTTGCTCTAATATATCTTCCTGATTTTCTTACTGGATTAATTCCACTATTAACCATAGATACTGAGCTTGTTGCAGATTCTGAATCTGCCAATCTTTCTCTAGCTTTAACTGTTAAAGTTGCTGTCGCATCTACAATTGGTCTAACACCAGTAATGTTAGCTCTTAAACCTGGAAATGGTTCAAGTTCTGCTGTTTCAACCTCACATTCATTTGCTGTTCCTGAAAAGATTGCAGCTTTATAATCAGTATCAATTGCACCTAGTAACATTTGTCCGCCAGACCAATAATCTGTGTCTAAGGCAGCACTAATATTTTCTAAGTTTTGAGATATAATATCCATTAACTCTACAGTATAAGCACCAACGAATTGTGAAAATATTGTACTTGCACTACAATCTGCTAAAGACCATTTTTTAGTTACATAATTATAAATAATTATTTTATCACAAATTCCTGTTGTATTAGTTTTGTTAGATGTACTTGGAAACAACCACATCGCTAACTGATTAAATGGATCTACTGCTGCACATATTCTATCTGAATATGCTTTGTTTAAATTAAGATCAAAATATCTATTAACTTTTTCTACACCAATAGGAATTATTTCATCACCATTTATTTGATAGAAACCATCGTCTGCGTAAAAGAATATTTGTCTATTGTCTTGGCAAACAGTTCTACCATACATCGCACCTCTATTTGGAGAAATAACCGATAATCTAAATACGACATTTCCACCAACATAGTCCATACGAATTATTTGGTTTTGCCTGAACACATAACCAACTTCACCAGAGGTTATGGCTACAACCTGTCCACCAGAACCAGGTAAGTCTTGACTATCCGATTGACTTGTTCCTGCTGTCCAAGTGGTTAAATCATTAATGCCTGACCATTGTATTCTGTTTGTCGCATTAGTAATATTACCTGCAACTAAAAAATCTCTAACTACTCCTGATACTCTAAAGACAGGATTGCCAGTTGCTATAGCTGAAAGATTAGCAAAGTTAGTTGATGTTCCCATTAAATAATATTGTGGTTGGTCAACACCATTACTAGCAATTATATATTCACCAAATTGTGTAAATGTCCAAAAGTCTGTATGTCCACCAGATAAACTTGCTTTTCTTGATGTAAAAGTTCCTGATGCTAACTGATATAAATTAGTTCTTGTTCCTACAAAGTTATAAACTGTATTAGAATTATCTCTAAATGAACCTGCACCTTTAGAATCTGTACTTACAGTAGAAGCTCCACTATAAGAAACTAAAGAAGGAAATCTTTTATAAGTGTTTGCCGCATGATAAACATTGTTTGCTACATTAGCTCCTTGTTTTCCATGTTCAGGTTGATCTGGCAACCATTCTCCAAAAGGTACTTGCATTTAATTCCTAACTATTACTTGTAACTGTACTTGTGTATCTACTGCCAAATGGTGATGCGATAGTATCTTCTGATCTCATTTGTAATGGAGAACCAGAATATTGATCTTCTCTGTCATTTCTTTCTAGTCGTTCCATAGCAGTTGTATACATTTGTTGCCATTGTTGAGCTTGTGCTGGTTCAATACCGCCTAAAAAGTTAGACGCATGATATAATGAACCATATAAATAAATTGCTGGATGATCTGTTAATATAAAATTTGATGTATTAGATACAGATAAAGCATCAAACTTTTTATAATAATTAATATAACCAGTATAAGAAGAATCTGGTTTTGGTGAAAATCTAAAAGTATCTCCTAAAACTGTAAATACTTCTGGAGTTCCACTTGTAGAAGTTCCTCTTAATTGATCCATGTGTGATGGTGCTACATATCTTAAAGGATATTTTGTACCACCTGATAAAATATAAAAGTTTCTAACTTGTAAAAATCCTGTAGGTAAACTTTCTGTTTCACTATCTATAGTAATGGTTGTTTGTGTAACCATTTTTCTAACTCTTAACTTTGAGTTAAAATCAGCCTCTGTTAAAGTTATAAAATCATCAGCTATCTCATCAGTTAAATCTGATCTATTTAACCAATTTGCTACTGCTGTTTTAAGTGTTGAATATGATGTTAGTGCCATTAAAATTGTCCTGGTGCTGTTCTAAAATATCTATAATCAGAACTGTTTAGTTTTTCTCTTAAAATTTTTTGTTGTGTTTCTTTGGGTAAAGCAAACCAATTACCTTTGTTTTGATCTTTGTGATATTCTTTACACCAAATTTCTAAAACAATTGTAGGTATGGATGCTACTCTTTTTAAACCTTTGTCTGGTGAATACCCATCGTTTTGAGTATATAACTTTTTATTGTGGTCTAAAATAGGCTTATGATTTACAATTCTTTGATGAACCACACCTTTATCTTCATGTGGAATAAATTTATCAGTAACTAAACCTTCTGTTTCAATGTTTCTTGTTTTCATCTACCTTGACCTCTGTACTTACCGCCAGTTATTCGTCTTTTAGATTTATTCATCATAGTTTTGCTAGGTCGCCTACCAATACTGGTTTTCTTAAACTTAGCTCTGCTAATATGTTCAATCTTTGCGTAAAGATTATTTTTCTTAGCCACTACGCACTAAGCTCAGTACAATACAAAGTACCATCGCCACTTGTTCTAATAGCTGCCATTTTTTCACCTGGAGAAACTTTAATTACTTCTACTTCTCCTGCTGGTAAATAAGCCATACTTGTTGTAGCAGTAGGTGAACCAGCAAATGTAATATGACAGTTAGTTGTAGAAACAACTCTTACATAATGAGTACCACTTCCAAACGCATTACTTACTGCTGCACTTGATGATGCTACTGATATTGTTTGAGTAGTTCCATGTCTTAAACCATAATTTACCATTGTCTTTTTCCTTATTTTTTATATTTAACTTTTTTGCCAGATTTTTTAGCATGAGCTTTTGCTTTTTTCATACCAGCTTTTGTGTATGAAAATTTTCTTTTTCCTACTATAGGCATAATTTGTTTCCTTTAATTGTTTTGCTGTGCATCTGAGGGGAAGTACCGCTAGGCAAGATCCCCTCAAATTCTTTAATTATCTTCTGATAACGAATGTAACAACAAGTTTAATTGTATTACTAGAAGCTCCATCAGTTATCATTTCGATAGTTCCATCTTCTAATACTTCATTAGCCGCAGTAGGTTCAGCAGTATCAACATCTCCAGCAGCAGATCCAGATTGTGTTACTGTAATTCCACCACCAGTTATAGCAGTTCCACCAATTTCAAAAGTGATTGCTGCATTAGCTGTTCCAATTGCACCTTGAAGTGCAGTTATGATTTTTACTACTCTACCTCCATCAGGTACAGGTACAAATGTTGATGATGCTGTACTAATATCTGCTATTGTAGATGTTATAAAATAATCGTTTAATGTTCTCATGTTTTTTCCTTTATTTGCTTCGTTCCGCCATTGATTGACTTCAAAGACCAAACAAAATTGTTGATTAAAATTATAAGGGGATAAATTAATACCCCCTTATAAAACTATTTATTATGATGTTGTTAAATCAAAAACTCCGCCTGAAGCTGCTTCGTTTCTAGATTCCAGAGTGTACTCTGCAACTAGGAACTGCTTAGCAGCATCTCCAGTTTTTGCTAAATCTTCAAGAGCAAAATCCCTTAAAAAAGCAACTGCCCACATATCAGGTGTGATAATGTGAACTGATCTAGCTGGTGAGAATCTGTTTGGAGCTACAGTTAATGCACCGAAATCACTTTCGTAAACATCTACTGCTGCAACCAATCTTTTGTTTTCAGCAGGATCAAATCTTGTAGATCCACCTGTAAAACCAGATAGTTTTTGTTTATTGAAAGAACCACATTGGATCATCGTTGGATCTCCACCAGAATCCCAAACCAGCTTTAATGCTGCTTTTAGTTGAGCTTCTGTGAATGCTCTTTGTGTTCCATTAGTTCTTGCATCTGCACCTGTACCAGCAGGTGATGCTGGTGAACCAGCAGCAGACATAACATCATTGGATGCAATCCAAGATTCTATTCCGCCTAGTTCTCTTGCAGTTGTGTCGTTACCTGCTACTTTAGCATTGTTAGCACATAAAGAAGTTTCCATATCTCTTTTAAGCTCTTTTGAAGCTTTTGAGATTTGGTAAGCAAGTTCGTTATTTCTACCTGCTCTGTTTGTAGCTTCTAATGTACCAGAAACGATTACTGATTTTGTTGAAATCTGAGTAATGTTTCCAAGTCTAGTAGTTGCAGTTGGTGCTGAGAAAGCAACTTCGTTACCTTCAATTGCAGCATTTGTACCTGACGCAGCGGCTAATGCATCTGTTTGCCATTCATGGTTTGTGAAACTAGCTTTCGCTTTAGCGATTGCCGACATGAAAGGAGTATCAGTTGGACTGATATTATAGATAACATTTGAAAGATCTTCTCTTTCGCCAACAGCATCATAAGTTGAATATGTTCCACTTACTTGTGCCATATTTTATCTCCTATGTTATTGTTGTTTATTGTTAACCATGTCTAAAAATATACTGGTTGCATCTTTGATACTTCCAGTCTTTTTTAAACGACCTAACTTTTCCTTTCGCTTAGTAAAATTGAGATCAGCTTTGTCTTTTTTCACTCCTGATGAAAAAACTTTGCCAGGTTTAGTAATCTTCTTTGCTAAATTCGGTTTTGAATTTTGCATATTCCGATACTTCATGGCATCGTTTACCAACATAACAATACGATGGTCGTAAACTTGAGCTATCTCTTGGTCATTAAAACCATAAGAAGTCAAATAAGACCTCATATTATTTTTCAATTGTGAAGATTTTGCAGGATCAGAAAATTCTGGCATTTTTAGTGTCAGTTTCTTCTGTTGGTCTTGCAAAAAAGATTCAAATTGATTTTGTTGCTCCGATTGCGTTTTCTGCACAGCTTGATTAAGCTTTTCTTGCTTTCTCTTTAGTCTGCGTTCAACCCTTGCAGCTTCTGTTGGATCTTCATCATATAACTTGTCTAAATCAGCAGAATTAATTTCTGCGTTTAGCTGTTCTTGAGCTACAGACATTAACTGATTCAACTCATTAAGTTTTGAGGAATAGTCTTGCCTTTGCTTTTCAGATTCAGACATAAATTGTTTCTTTTCGTAAGAAAGTTCTTCAGTCTTTCGTCTGTAGTCCGCATCTCTTGAGTAACCATTTTTTAATTCGTCTAAGGTAACATCCAATTCTTGACCTGCAACTTTTACCTTGTAGGTGGAATCTTGTTCTTGTGGAATCTCATTTGTTTGTTCTTGAGATACTTCTTCGGAAGTTTCTTCTTGCGATTCTTCTTCCTTTATTTCCTGTTCCAAAGGTTGATCTTCAGTTGAAGATTCCTCTTGTTTAGGTTCAGGAGAATTCTGTTCTTCTGTTTGTTCTTGTGGTGCTTCACTTTTTCCAATTTCTTCTTCTTCTTTTGGATTTAGTGGAGTTAATAAGCCTGATATTGATTTTGCAGCTTTTTGCAAATCAGTTTCAGCTCCCTTTGTGGGGTTGGCTTGATTGTCTGACATTGTTTTTCCTTTTTAAGTTAAGTTTCTCTTTTGAGATTGACTTATCCTAAACTTTGTGTTTAGAATTTTTTTTACTGCCGCTATAGCTCAACTGGTAGAGCAATAGATTTGTAATCTATAGGTTGTGGGTTCAAGTCCTACTGGCGGCACCATTAAAATTTATTATTTTTAATATTGGTTCTAAAATCTTCTAGCTGTTTCTTCGCTAATTTACCTGTATCTAAAATTTCTTTAATATGCTGTTCAACTTTACCGACAACATTATAAGCTAACCAAAGTTTTTCTCTGGTTTCTTGTTCCTTTGCACCTGTATTAAATAAACTTTCAGCATAAAGCTTTTTAAGTTCATCTAATGCTTCTTTAAACAGAGGATTATCTAATAGTTGCCTAGCCTTGTTCGATTGGCTCACTTCCTGGTGGAGTTTGCCCTGTTCGTCTTTGTTCATTTAAACTATTTATCTGTTGTTCTAGTGTGTCTGAAGATTTTTGTGCTTCTAAGAAAGTTTTATTTCTATTAGAAGTAACTAATTTGTCTAAGTCAGCATCAGCTTTTAATTTTGCTACATCAATTTGTGTGCTGTATTTTAATTCCATATCTTTAATCTTAGCTTCAAAGCCAAGTAAAGCTTCTGCTGTATCTGCTTTAATTTTCTTATTCTCTAATTCTAGTTCTGCAATCTTTCTTTTCTCCTCAGATTGTATTCTAGTAAATTCTATTTTCTCAATTGGAGTTAATGGTGGTGGTGGAGGAGGTGTAACCATATCTTTTCCAACATCAGGATTAACAAAATAGTTTTCAACATTTTTCAATCCAGCATTTTCAATCATTTTAGATAAAGTATTGTAAATATTTTTCAAACTTACCATTGGATATTCTTGTCCACCCTGTAATTGAAAAGCTTGTACTTGTCTTTCTAAAATATTATTTAAAATAACTAATTGTTGCTCTTTAGAACCAGATCCTAAACCAACTATAATTGAAATATTATATTTATCTTTCCATTCAGTAGGTCTAACAGGAACAAATTGATTGTTTAATTGCACAATTCTTTCTTTGTCCTGATATTTAACTGTTAGTTCAAATATTCTTGAAAATAATTCTTTAACACCAGTTTCAGAAAATATTCTAGCAATCAACTCCATACGCATTTGAGTTTGCGTCATCAAAGTATTAATTCCTGTAGCAGTTTTATTTAAGCTATCAGCATCTAAACCTTGTGAGTATCTTGTAACACCAGTTCTAGTTTCTCTAACTGTATCTAAGTATTCTAATAATGGAAATGCTTGTTGCGAAATCGTTTGTGATTGCATCGGCATCATAACTTGTGATGGTGGTTGTTTAGTTCTAACTACTCCACCAGGTCTTGAAGTTAAAAGATCATCTAAATTAACCATGCCATCCATAATGGCTACTCTGTTATTATTTGTTAGATACATATTATCTAACAATTGACGCATAACAGTTGATTTGACTAATTGAATATCTTCAACTAATTCAGCGACTGATCTTCCATAAAATCTGTGCGGCATTGGGATTGGAGTTAATGAACAGAAAGGATTACTATCTACTGTTTCATTAGATAAAATTGTATAAGCAGAATTTCCACCTACACAAATTTTTCTAAGCTCTGCAATTCCATCGCCATCGTAATCTAAATTAATATAGCACTCATATAATTCTACTTGCTCTGTAGATTTATCTGTAGAATGTTTAAAAGGATTTTCGTCTATATCGCCAAACCTTGTTAATTTTTCTGTGCTATGTAAAACATTTTGTGAAGCTGGTAATGTTTCAATAATTTCTTTATCAAAACCCATTTCAATTAATTCGGATCTAGTCTTTGCAACTTTATGAGCTACAAAACTAGCATCTTCAATTGACTTTGAACTTCTTGAAATTAAAAATTCTTCAGGTGGAACATTCTCTACTTTAACTTTGCCTGTTGCATTAGTTCTTTTAATAACGCAGTTATAAAGTTTAGGTACTGGAATTTCCCCTATCTCTTGACCTTGAGCTTCAG